CACGTCCTTCGTGGAGCGTGCACGCGTCAACGCGTCAAACGCCGAATGGTACGTGTCCCGCAGGCGCGCGATATCCGTGCCGTTGCCCGACAGGGCAGACAGCAACGTCACCGCATCGTCATGCGTAGTGACACCAGCGATAGCCTGACGGATCACGTCAGCGTGCGGGTTACGAACCCCGCGTGCATCCGGCGCCTTCAGGGGCCCGAAGTTAGCGGCCTCCGTGTAGTCGGCACGCACAATGAAATCGGCCTGCTCGTTCACGATGGAACGGGGGAGTGTCGGGTCAAGGAGGTGCGCTCGCGCGACCTCAACTTCCTTGTTGTACGCCTCAACCGACTTGGCTGTAGTCAACTGTCGGTTCGTCAGGCCCATGAAGTTGTGGGCCTCAGAACCGAACCGGGCCACCTTCACGGCCTTACCGGCCAGCACCAGCGGATCAAGGAACCACGACAGGGCGAAGTCAGTAGCGCCAGACGCATACTGCAACGCGCCAGACGTGAACGCGGCGTCGCGCTGCTCCTTGTTCGTGACGTCGAAGTTGTCGCCGTACAGCGGGTTAGCGGTGTCGCCAGTGGCCTGATCTGCCGCGAACAACGCGGACGGCACAGCCGACCACATCTTCCCGACGTACGTGCCACCCTCCTGCAAGGAACGGGCGTTAGCAAGCGCGGTTTGAGCGGGAGAGATCCCCGCAGCAGTGTCCCAATCCAGAGTGCCAATGCCGCCCGGAGCGGCTGAGATAGCCCACGAAGCGCCCTGAGCGATCTTGTCGTAGCCCTCAGTCAGGCCAGTGGTCGCGGCGTTAACCTTGTCGCCGCCCAGTTCCTGCCAGTTCGCCTGAAGGTTCTCAGCACCCGGCAACTGCGCGCCGAACACCGTCGCCTTAGACGGGTCCGTCGCAATGAACCCCTTCTGAAAATCGTCCATCCAGAAGTTGTCCAGCAGCGTCCCATACCACGACTGCTCATTCTGAGACGCGACAGCAGCCTGCTCCATAGACCTCTGACGGTCCATCTGGCGCTGCTGCGCCGCCACATACGCGTCCTGCTGGGCCTTCTGCTGCGCCTTCTGCTCAGCCGAGATGGCGTTAGTCCGCGCCGAGATGGCGCGGTTTAGGGCGTCGCCCACAACTAGCCTCCCGGCTGGCTCTTGATTGCTTTCAGGAACTGGTCACGCTGCTCAGCGGATTCCCAGTCAGTAAGGGCAATGCCCCAAACGATGCCCACATGCTCAGGGCCCAGCGCGTCAACCGCTGCCGCAAGATCATCAATGAACGCGGGCACGTTTACACGCCCCGAAGGTAGTGAACGAACCGGACGAAAGACTCCGGCACGTTCGGCATGTTCGCCGTCTTTTCAAGGGCGGGGAGGTACGCCTTCAACTGCCGCGCGTCCTGCGCTGCGGCGTCCATATTCGTACCCACCCCGCCAGACAGAACACCGGGTCCTGCCCCCGGACCGAGAGGATTGCCCTCAGTCACCGGCTCGTCAGGGCGCTGTGTAGGCGCACCCAAAGGCACAGGCGGTGCAGCAGGGTTAGGCGCGGGGTTCATCTGTCCTTGTGTTTGTGAAGCCCCGGAGGCCGACATAGGTGCTGCCGTCTGTGAGTCCATTAGTTCCTGCCCCTGCCCGTAGCCGAGCCCTGACACGTACCGTGCGGGCTGGCCCGGTCCACCGTCAGTGCGGCGAGACAACTGGGAAGGGCCGGAAACCGGAGCGGGATTAGACGGGGTGCGTGAACCACCGTGTCCGTTAGCCATGAATCACTCCGATAAGTAGAAGGGTGAGCAGTTTTCCCGCCATGCTCAGGGCAGACCAGCGTGGTCTATAGACTTAACTAACGCGCTGGTGTGTCTTAGTGTGCGGTCGGGTTCAGGATGTGACCCACCGCGTCACCGTTAGCGGTGTGACCCATATCGCCGCCATCAGTGGAATTGGCGAGCAGCGGACCGACCGAGATCGGGATGCAGCAAGGGTCATTGACACCAGCGTTGACGAACACGGACTGATCAAGCGTCGGCGCGGGCGCCTTAGACTTCTGAGGCTTCTGAAGGCCCATGATGTTTCTCCTAGTTAGATTGGACTGCGGCGTTGGACGTTCGCCTGAAGGTTCGGCTGACCGCTACCCGTCAGACCAGCCAACAGGTTTTGAACGTCCGGGCGACCCCCCTGCCCGATCTGACCCGGTGCGACGCCTTGCATGGAGCCGTCCGGGTTCATGCCGGGAGGAAGTTGTTCCCCACCACCGGGGGCTGCCGCTTGCGGACCCTCAGGTCCCTGTGGCGGTTCCATGCCCGGTGGGGGAGTCTCAGGAGGCGCGAACGCCTCAACAATCAACGTCTCAATGTCCTTGCCCTCTTGGCGGCCCTTAATGACCGTCGCCATGCGCGTAAGGATCTGACCGACGTCCTGACCCTGCGCTGCAAGCGCCGGGATCGCCTGCGCGTACCCCGTCACCGCCTGCACAAGTGCGTCACGCAGTTCCTCACGGTCAATCTTCATCTCCTCATCAGCCGGATCAAGGCTGAAAGGCAACTGCTCACGCATGAAATCGCGGCTGATCAGTTTGTCGCCACGGGCCTGAAGCCCGAACACGAGCGCCTGATTCGGCTTCAAACCAGCCATCAGCCCGTACGTCACAGTGACCGAATGGTCACCGGCAATGTCCTTCGACGGCGTGTACGAAATCTCGTACGGCGTGCCGTTCTCGTTACCGCGGATCGTCTTCTCTTTGCTGGGCCACACCGTCTCATCGACGAGGAAGCACAACTGCACCAGCCGCTGAATCATCAACGCGAACATCGCCTGACCAGTGCGGATCTGCGTGTCAAACGCGCCATTCAGAGCATCGACACCAGCGCCAGTGACGGTGGAACCCTCCACCTGACCCATGCGAGTCTCCGGGTAACGGGACCCTGCACGCAGTTCACCGTCCAACTGCTGCTGCTCCATGAACGTCTCACGGGGCACATCAAGTCCGATACGGCGGATCTTCTCCGGCGCGCTAGAACGCAACGTCGCGTCAGCGCCGATCGTCAACTCCTGCACGTCCTGAGGCAGCGCGATAGGCGCCTGCACCGCCTTAACAGCGGCCTCCATCGCCAACAGGGCGAAACGGCTCTTAGCCACCTGAATAGCGAGCACGTCATCGAACTGGCCACGCGGTTCATCAGTCAGGCCGGGACGCGTAGCGTCAACCACCAGCACCTGACCAGTCGGGTTAGCCATGCGGGCCAACTCAAGGCCCTGCTGCTGCCACATGAACAGGACGTCAGCGTCCTTATCGTGGTAGCGGATAACCTCCACACGAGTCGAACCAGACGCACGCGTCGTGATGTGGTTCTTCAAATCCGGGTACATCGCGCACAACGTGTCAACGTCATGCCACATCGACTGGAAGTACGCCGTGATCCTGTTGAAACGGTCCTTTAGAATGTACGACCCCATCGGGTCAAGCAGATTGATGTACGGCATCCGGTTTTCCCAGTCGATCTCCACGATCCCAACCGAGAAACCATGCGTCACATACTGGTCCGCAGCCGTATACATCTGCCGCTGCAACTGCGAATGCTGAATGTAGTTGTTCGCAATCTTCGTCCGCTTATCAGCGAACTTCCGGGCCTTATCCTTAGCCGTCGTACCGCTAGCGCACTTGATCGTAGGTAGCGGCGCGAGCACTTCAGCCGTGTCACGGGCAGCGATATCAACCATGTTCGCCGCAAGCGCCTTATCCTGAAGGGGGCCGCCCTCCGGGAACAAGTCCGGGAACACCGACGCGATGTTGCCCTTACGGACAGCAGTCACGTCACGCATCGCCTGATCACGCGTGGCATTGGAAGACCGCAGCCGGTTGTACTGAGCGACGATCTCACTCAGGTTCGCCATGAGTCTCCCTAGAAGTTACGCCAATGCTGCTCAATGTCAGCGTCGTATAAACGGATCGTGTTACGGCCACGAGTGTCGTAACGAGTGGCGAACGGATTGTTCGCATGAGTGCGGCTAGAGTTACCGATCGCCTGAAGACGATCCCTGCACGCCAACTCCGTAAACCACAGAGCCATCACACAGTCCGTCTTCTGAGTCTTCGGCGCCTCAGGATGCCAAGTAACCAACTGCTCAATCAGAGCCTTCGTGCCCTCCGACCGTGCAGTCGACGGCAACTCGATCAGGTTCCGCTTGTCCTTCCAACCAGCCCACAACATGGACAGCGAAGCGACACCGAAATCGGGCGCCCACTTGTTCTTGCCGGTCGTGTGCTCGCGCAGGATGGTGCCCCGCGAGGTGAGATACTCGATCACCTCCCTGTCCTGAGTAAGCATCGACTGGAAGGCGTTCTTCTCAATACGCCATTCCAGAATGCTGTACTTGTCCGTCCAGTTCTTGATGAGATCCCGGATACCATCCGGGGTCATCGCTGGCTTGTTAGACACGTCCAAGACGTAACGCTTCTGAGTCATCAAATCCAAACCGATGACAACGGCGGCAGTGTGACCAGCCATAGCCGGGTCAAGACCCGCAAGCACCAGCAAGCCGTCCATGCCGTTCTCCCGGCAACCGTTCATACCCCGCGGGATTACACCCGCGAGACGGTTGCCGTTTACACTGGCCTGTACGGCGTCAGGGTGGAAGATCGCATCCTCATGCACCTGCTGCTGCATGTAAACCATCGCCCACGTTTTCGGCTGCATACGTGCGCGTTTC